ACCGCCGCCATTACCTTACCAACACGCGGACTACTAGAGGCAATATCGATTGGATCTGCATCTGTCGTAGTCGTTGCTGATTCTTTAAAGAAGTTAAAGAACTCACCTACACGACTGAAAACAAGGTTTTCCCCTGATAGGAAACCAAGACGGTTTTGGAAGAACACCATGTCTTGAATCTTGCTTCCCGTAAATGAAGGGAAGGGGCAAGTCTTATCGTCACCGATATAGCGTTGTTCCCACTTAAAGGCTGAATAGTCGGCTCCGGCAGCCACCCCACCCGAACCGGGCGTTCCTGTAATCCCATCTGCTTGCTTTAGAAGGAAAGTGTTGTCAGCCTGTCTGATCAAAATCAAAGGCATAGTATTGTATTGCCAAAGATACTTAAGACCGGGAGCAGGGGCTTCTTCCCATACTCCGGTACCAAAGGTACCATTCTCGGCTACAAACTTTACCCAATAATCATCAGTCTCGTCTTCAGGAACACCTTCAATCTTGATCATATAGTCATGTGGGGCTTCCGGAGGAAGGTCTTCAAACCGCTCGGCTTTGGCTCTAAAACGAACAATTCCGGCGCCGCCGATTGAATCTCCTACACCCATTTTAAAATCAACACTACCTACAACATGAATGACGTTGTTGAAGAGGGCGCTTCCGCTAAACAAACCTCCACTTGAGTCGATGCCTCCTGAGGTGTTTACGCCAATAGGTGTTCCTTCATAAATACCTCCGGAGACAGGCGTTCGGGCTTCAATTGCAGTTCCTGCCCCCGTAGTAAAACTCTTTGTGCTTGTCCCGGTGTTGTTTCTTAGTTTATAGGTACCTAACCCGCCATTACTAGGCACCGAACCGTTAGTACCAAAACCTACAATTTGCTGTGCCAGTAATGATGTAGTTACGCCATTAACGCCTGTGCTTGCGGTATTAGCAGCACTTGAAAAGATCTCAAGTCCAAGTTGTAGGTTAGCGGTTCCCAGAACAGTAACAGTTAAAACATCATTGACAATAGTTCCTTGGATGCCTGTTGCAATAATAGTTGCGGGAGGAAGCGCCCCGTTAAACAGAACACTTGCTACATAACTTGTACCGTTGTCTCCGGAACTTGGAGTTCTAAACTGAAATCTTGTCTGCGGTAGCGCTCCATCTACGGGAAATATATCTACAGTAAATTGGCGGTCGTAGTTGGATTGTTTAATCCAAATAAGTCCGTTTCTAAGCGGAAGTGCGGGAGTCTGTGGCGATAGCGTTGTGTCTGCTAATGCTGTCTGCGTAGTGTTGAGCAGAAAAGTTAAGTCGCCAATCGTAACCGCTTTGCGCTGATAGTGAAAGGCAGTTCCTAAACTAGTGCCGGGAGCAAGCGTCAAGGTTTGCCGTACCCCTGCAAGGTTATAGATAGCAGGAGTACCGTCTTTCAACACTACAAGAACATACCGCTCTGTCTCATCGCGTTCAATCAGATGAACAAAAGGAGTTTCTACCGTATTAGCCACAAGTCCGGCTCCGGATGCATCAGTAATAAATGCAAGGTGTTCCGAAGGAGCCCTCTTTAGCAAACCTTCTACTGCCGATGGAACTGCATTTTCAATAACTTCGGCTTCGTTACTAGCCCGAATAGCGGGAGGCTGTTGGCTGACACCACCGACAAGATTTGGAATGCTAGTTGTAATAAGCGGCATTATTAGTAGATCCTGTAAGAGCCTTGGCGAAGGAATGGACGAATAACACTTTCGCTTTGGAAGATGTTGTAGTCACCAACCTCATTCTCGTATTCAGTCAATCGTGCAAGGGCGGTAATTTCATCTTGCATTTCAAATGCGTGGAGCGTGGACGATCCTACTACACGATCTTGAAAGATACGAGCGGCACGAATCGTAATATATCGCTTGGCGATCTCAGGCATTTCATCGAAGTCTAGCAGGGTTACCTGTGTGGTCGTTAGAGCCTCTGTAAAGGCGTAGGACGAGGTCAACCGATTGTACAGGCGATTGCCACGGATAACAACCTCAAGGGCAACGGTGTCATCTGTGTAGGCAATGTCCACGCGTACAATGCTGTCGGAAATGTAGAGGAACCCGGTAGTTGTCTCAGGGGTCATCACCACATTCTCATCGGTGTTGAACTGCCATCCGTAGGACAGAATGTCGCGGGTGGTCTCATCTAGGATGGTCAAAGCAATCAGCGAGTCTGCACGTTGGGCTGCCAACGAGTTAACAGGTGGCTCTCCAATCGCCGAAAGCATCGTGTTGATTGCCTGTAGTTTATTTGTTTTTATTAGAGCCATTCTAGGATCCTAGAAAGATAGACAAAGAAAAGAGAGGGTGGAACCCAACTTAGGGAACCACCCTCTCTTAAAAACTAGTAACTCAATTAGGCAGTCAGTCCGGTCGAAGAAGACTGCAACTCAAAGCAGCACTCTTCGCGCAGGACGTTGTGACCCATTGCATACTTAGCCAACATCAGCGTACCCATACGCTCCATGATGTAATCCGTCTCAAGCGACAGATCAAGCAACTTCACCGTTGCAACTGCTTCACGATGGAAGATGATGCCCTGCGTCTTCGCATTTGAGGTGTTGTAGTTGATACCGGAGTACTTAAGGGTACTGCCGTTCGGGTTATTGCGAACACCCGCAGAGTTGTGAACGGTTGAACCGCTGCTTTCGTCCGTCTGTGGGATGTGATTGCTCTTCATAATACGGATGCCGTATGCCGAAGCAATCTGTCCCGTTGCAATCGAACCGTTGTCCGGGGAGAAGTCCCGGTTAATTGCATCGCTGTTACCACCGAGCAGGGTGTAGTAAACTTCAGGGGTAACTACTGCAAACCGCTCATCGTTTGGCACGTTGCGCTCATCCATCTTCTGAGCCGCACTTGCAAAACCTGCAAGAATACTTGCAGAAGTCAGCGTGAAGGTGGTGGTACCAACCGGAATCTTTGCACCAAGGTATGCAGCATCAGATCCCGCAAAGCGATCCGTAGTTGCACGAGCGCCACCGATAACGGTGCGAATCAAGTTCTTGTCTGCAATGTAAGCCAATGATCGACCGATTTCAGTCGAGTAGATTGAGCGAACATCGTAGTGATTCTTCATCTCATCGATATCAGCAACGAAGGTTGAAGACACGAGAATATCGTCAATGAAGACGGTGCGCTCGTTGTGCTTGAACTTGTTGAGATACTTGGAAGTTTGAGCAGACGAATCAACAGGAACGGTCAGCGTACTTGTAGCACCTGCGGATGTGGAGGCGCCAAACGCTGCGGTGGTGTTGACGCCCTGCGAAAGAACAGATTCGCCGGGGGTGTGGTAACCCGCGCTTGCCGTTCCGGTTACAGGGAAGATTGCGGACTTACCTGTCTGAATCGTGCGGACACGATGGAGAGGCATCATAATGTTAGCCTTTTCAAAGGTCGTAACAATTTCGCCGCTGAAAATCTTCAGAAAGAGCGCTTCGGTATCAGAGCCTGAGGCGTTAACTAGACCAAGGCGTGACGGGTCGGTATATTGTCCCATAGTTGTTTGTTTTCCTAAATTAGTGAATGATTAGATAGAAGAGGAGTTTGCTGTAACGCGCTTAGAGTTCTCCCTCGCAAGGGGCTAAAAGCAGTCATAGCATTTTATGCATAATCCATCTAAAATTATGCACAAATGAAAAGAACCCCATAGATTCCTCTATAGGGTTCCGGTTAGACGCACCACTCAGACTTGTCATCAGGGTACGCTCTCCGGCGCAATGCCGGGTTCTTCAGGCACATCAGCAGCCCACCATCCGGCGGGAATTTCTACACGATTAGCCGACTTGATCTTTGTTCCGTCCTTCTGAACTACAAACACTCTTGCCGTCACAGGCTCCGCTAGTTGTACGGGCGTCCCCGATGGTACGAGCAGCACGGAACTCCCGCACCCGTTGAGCAAAACGCTCCCTAGTACCATTAGCAGATGGGTCGGCTTGTTTGACATATGTTTCCTTGGAAACCATCCGTTCAAAGAACTTCAGTAGGGCAGTAACTAACTCACCTACCCACCCCCACATTAGGGTTCAACCTTCTTCACAGCATCCTTTGCCAAGATCAAGCCGATACCTGCGGTAACTCCGGCAATCACAGTTGCAATGTCAAAGTTAGTAGCAGGATCACCATCCAAGAAGGCTAC